TCACGCCATTTCCTGTTGGATCATGTAAATGACACTCAGGTTACAAAACCGGCCAGAATAATCGGCGCCAGGCGGACTGAGTTATTGTCGTTTCATACGCCTCGTTGAAGCGACTGAGGTATGAGGTGTTGAGTTGATTTCAGCTGGTCACACCGACGTTCACGCGTCCGCTTCACCCCTCGCACTCCCCGGAGCCTGCTGAAATTCAAGCTGCGGATCTAAGCGGTCATCGCAACGGTGAATCAGGTGGTTGCCGTATCGTTGTGTTGTTGCGATATGGTGATAATAGCTATTGCTATTGGTGATATCAATACTTATCGCTATTGGCTGATGTGTTTTGATATTAAATGCTTGATAGCAAAAAGAATTAATTTTGTGACTTGCATCGCATAGCGATAACTGAAGCGGGGGTTATGGTGGTTTTTCGAACGGTTTGTGTGATGAGGGGGAGGCAAAAGAAAACCCGGCACGGTGGCCGGGTAGCATCACTATTCGATTTTTTTAACCATGTAGTTACGTCGTGATGTTCCTAATCTTTCATTGTGAATCTCAGAAACGCTTACTACGAGCGATATTCGTTCACCAACTTTATATTTACTTTGAATTTCTCCTAACATATCAATCGGATAAGAAGCCTTTATTTTTCCAAGCTCGCTTGCAATCTCCAATTTCCCGTACATGGATAAAATAGCAAGTTCGCCTGATATATGCTCATCCGGTAGCTGAATGACCTTCGTTAAAGCTAAGCGAGCATTCAGTTTTTTTATATCTTCTGAAGAAATTGACACTTGTCTGGTACCATCACTTAAAGGTCCAATCCAAGTAAGATCAAAGTTAAGACTATATTTTTCGCACTCATTTATGATGTTTTTTAGGTTAGCTGTTGATTGCGAACCAATTTCGGCAATTTTAGCCGTGAATGTTTCTTCATCAATGGATGAGAGTAGTGCAAAAATCTCCTTAACAGCATGACTGGATACTGTTTCGATGAGCTCGCAAGAACCAGTAGAAAAAGTAACACCTAACTTCGTCGAACCTGGACGCAAGTCTGCCAATCTCATGTCTAATGATTTTTTAACATCAATCGGCACACGACTAGAATCTTTCCCAGATCCAAGTCGGTAAACTGCTTTCTGTACAAGGGATGCGAGATTACCTGAAATTACAGATAGAATATCTAACGGAATAGACCCGAAATCGACCAAAACACCTTTTAATCTCAACTCCATGAAATCACGTAAAGGATGTTGGTTATCGATTGCACGTTGTCTCTCTCGGAGATCGCTCAGATGGGAGTCAAGTGATCTAAATATAATGTCATCAGCAAATGATCTCCCCTTATTTTGAGCAAGCAGATCCACATCGCGTTGAATGAACGCAATTCGCTCCTTGAGGGAGTTGAATGTTTTTTCTTCGCTCATAACATTACCCTCACGAGGCCTTTAGGATTCTCCTTCCGATCAAAACCAAACCACCCTCTCCAGTAACTTCGCCTTTCACTATAATCGATTTCTGGATGATTTTCAGGCAGCAAAAGAACGTCAATGCTGTAGTTTTCTTTAATAAAATCTCTATTTAACAATGAGCTAACCAATGGCATCAGCGTGTTTGGCAAAGAGTTTAGGGCCAAATAATCGACGACCACGAGTATATCTATGTCATCAGGTTCAGGTTTCTCTGTAGTGAATGAACCATCGATCCACACTTCAGAGAAACATAGACACTGCTGATTAACAAGTTTAAATTGCTCAATAAGCTGTATAAAATTACAGTATAGCATACTTCTTCTAACGGATTTTGGGAAGGTGTCGACACAAAGAGACTTGATGCCATCACTATCCATATCATGAAATCCTGCTGTAAGAAGAGGTGGGAAGCTAGGCTTTTCCATCCTAAGTCCTTGTTTATGCCATATAGCGTTCTATTTAATATTCTTGAAAAGAGTGTGCCTTAAAAAGCTACAGGCTAATTATTAACCATGCTTCCTGTACGTCTGCGGCATGCTCCCAATAACCTTACCGAAGATGAACACCCGGTTCATCTCGTCTTTCTCGATCGGGTCCCACGGTGAGTAGCTCTTGTTATCAGAGATAACCAGTAGCTTATCTTTCATCATTTGCAGGCGCTTTACATGGGCTGTGTCGTCGTACAGAAACGCATAGATACCATCACCGTCGAAAGATTTAACCGTGATATCAACGAACAGCAGATCACCTGGTTCGATCGTTCCTGACATGCTGTCACCACGCACGTTAATGATGCGGATATTTTCCGCCTTCCTGCCATCGAACATGTGACGAGCATCGTCAAACGAGTACTCAACCGAGCGTAGAACTTCTACAAACTCACGGTTGATTACACCCGGCCCGGCACTGACTTCTATATCAAGAACGTCAATTTTGAAGTATTTGGAATGGCTGACAGCAGGCTTCCCTGATTGTTGACCGTCATTTCTCATCGGGCCTATGCCTGATGAGAGCCATTCTGTTCGAACACCCAATGCATTAGCTATTTCAACAATTTTTGTTGAGCCGCGCGCGTTGCCGCTTGTCAGTCTCCAGATTGTGGGTTGAGCTACGCCAGACGCCTTTGCAAGAGCGCCTTGAGACATTCCAGATTGTTCCATCGCTAGGTTTAAGCGATCAGCAAGAGTTTCTTTTTTCATAAGTTTTAATTTATACGCTTGCGTATTGATGGTCAAAACACGTTTTGCTATTGCTTGGATTAATACGCATTGCTATTATTCATTCATTGCAATACCAGTAGGAATTGATAATGACAAATCAAACCATTCAACTCGCAATCAGTATTACAGGTAGTCAAAAACGACTGGCAGATCTATGCGGTGTAGCCCAACCCACTGTTTGGCGTTGGCTACACGGTGGCGGAATTGATGCCCGCTATGTAATGAAAATTGTCTCAGCCACTGGTGGAAAGATTAAACCAGCAGATATTCGTCCCGACCTCGCACCATTGTTTAACGCGAGTAATTCTGCCGCCTAAACTGCGGCGTTAACTGATAAGGCAATGACTATGCAACCACTTACATACCAACAGACTAGCGGATTTATCCCGACTGCGGTGATAAATCGTTCTCAAATAAAACAGGTGCCAGGCCACGAAAAAATCCGTGATGCCATCCGCGCCTGGTCGGCTGTAGATAATCAGGATGTCGTTGCCGCACTCATTGTGAATTAGTATCGAGCACAGGGCGGCGGCACTATCGATTTTCCTGATGATGTCAGTCGTGCACGCCAGAAGCTGTTCCGCTTTCTCGATAACAAATTCGATTCTGAAAAATACCGAAATAACGTGCGTGAACTGACTCCAGCAATTCTGGCAGTACTACCGCTGAAATATCGCGGCCACCTGGTTGAGCAGGATAGCTTCATGGCTCGGCTGGCTGAAATGGAAAAGGAACTCAGTGAGGCAAAACAGGCTGTCATTCTCAACGCACCACGCCACCAGAAACTGAAGGAGATGAGTGAAGGCATTGTGTCGATGTTTCGTGTGGACCCGGATTTGGCTGGTCCACTGATGGCGATGGTCACCACCATGCTGGGGGCAATATGACAGGTTCAGAAATGGCGAAAGCCGGTCTGCTGGAACAGAACCGACTTTCAGGTGCAAATCGTAACACACTCATTGCGGGAGTAATTATGGCAAACACTGCTGAGATATTCAATTTTCCAGTGCCGGATGCGGCACAAAAGGAGCCGCGCGTGGCAGATCTCGATGATGGTTATACGCGCATTGCAAATGAGTTGCTGGAAGCTGTGATGCTGGCCGGATTAACACAGCACCAGCTTCTGGTCTTCCTGGCTGTCATGCGCAAAACATATGGCTTTAATAAAAGACTGGATTGGGTGAGCAACGAGCAACTTTCCGAATTGACCGGGATATTGCCGCACAAGTGTTCTGCTGCAAAAAGCGTTCTGGTAAAGCGTGGGATTCTTATTCAGAGCGGGCGAAATATCGGCATTAATAATGTGGTCAGTGAATGGTCAACATTACCCGAATCAGGTAAGAAAAATAAAGTTTACCTGAAAGAGGTAAATTTACCTGAATCAGGTAAGAAAAGTTTACCCAAATCAGGTAAAGGCGTTTACCCGAATCAGGTAAACACAAAAGACAAACTAACAAAAGACAATATAAAACCTTTTTCGTCCGAGAATTCTGGCGAATCCTCTGACCAGCCAGAAAACGACCTTCCTGTGGTGAAACCGGATGCTGCAATTCAGAGTGGCAGCAAGTGGGGGACAGCAGAAGACCTGACCGCCGCAGAGTGGATGTTTGACATGGTGAAGACCATCGCGCCATCAGCCAGAAAACCGAATTTTGCAGGGTGGGCTAACGATATCCGCCTGATGCGTGAACGTGACGGACGTAACCACCGCGACATGTGCGTGCTGTTCCGCTGGGCATGCCAGGACAACTTCTGGTCCGGTAACGTGCTGAGTCCGGCCAAACTCCGCGACAAGTGGACCCAGCTCGAAATCAACCGAAACAAGCAACAGGCTGGCGTGACAGCCGGCAAACCAAAACTCGACCTGACGAACACTGACTGGATTTACGGGGTGGATTTATGAAAAACATCGCCGCACAGATGGTTAACTTTGACCGTGAGCAGATGCGCCGGATCGCCAACAATATGCCGGAACAGTACGACGAAAAGCCGCAGGTACAGCAGGTAGCGCAGATCATCAACGGTGTGTTCAGCCAGTTACTGGCAACTTTCCCGGCGAGCCTGGCTAACCGTGACCAGAATGAACTGAACGAAATCCGCCGCCAGTGGGTTCTGGCTTTCCGGGAAAACGGGATCACCACAATGGAACAGGTTAACGCTGGAATGCGCGTAGCCCGTCGGCAGAATCGACCATTCCTGCCATCACCCGGGCAGTTTGTCGCCTGGTGCCGGGAAGAAGCATCTGTTAACGCCGGGCTGCCAAACGTCAGCGAGCTGGTTGATATGGTTTACGAGTATTGCCGGAAGCGTGGCCTGTATCCGGATGCAGAGTCTTATCCGTGGAAATCAAACGCGCACTACTGGCTGGTTACCAACCTGTATCAGAACATGCGGGCCAATGCGTTGACTGACGCGGAATTACGGCGCAAGGCTGCCGATGAACTGTCCTGTATGGCCGCACGAATTAACCGTGGTGAGGCTATACCTGAACCAGTAAAACAACTTCCTGTCATGGGCGGTAGACCTCTAAATCGTGCACAGGCTCTGGCGAAGATCGCAGAAATCAAAGCTAAGTTTGGGCTGAAAGGAGTAAGTGTATGACGGGCAAAGAGGCAATTATTCATTACCTGGGGACTCATAAGAACTTCTGTGCGCAGGACGTTGCCGCGGTAACAGGCGCAACCGTAACCAGCATAAATCAGGCTGCGGCTAAAATGGCGCGGGCAGGAATCCTGGTCGTTGATGGTAAGGTCTGGCGAACGGTGTATTACCGGTTCGCTACCAGAGAAGAACGGGAAGGAAAGGTGAGCACGAATCTGATTTTTAAGGAGTGTCGCCAGAGTGCCGCGATGAAACGGGTATTGGCGGTATATGGGAGAGCTAAGACATGAAAATCATCAAATTGAGCCAGCAAGCGACGATTGAGCGTCAGGGGAAATATGGCTGGGAACCTGAAACAGTCTTCGAGCCTGTGTTTGTTGCCGTAGGGCATATCGTTATCATGACTCTGCATGGTATTACAACTCTGAAATATCCTCTGGCGAGTATATCGACGTTAAAGAGACACCTGAAGAAATTATCGATTTGATTAACTGCGCTCCTTCTGAAGGTGAAGTCAGTTTTTGGTCAAACTTAATATAATTATCATGAACGACCCCATAGCAGCGCTGGAAACCATCGAGATTGTCGGGAGTTTTCAGGATGCCCAACTGGCGTAGACCCGTGGGAGTGGAGGGAAGAAACTATCGGGCAAGATCGTCTTCCGGAAGGGGGCAGTCCAGCTCTTGTAGTAACTCAATATGATGATTGCATTCTTCTTGTGCTTATAAGGGTACAAAACCAAGAAATAGTTGTATAAAAGTATATTATTATAGATTACAATCTCGTGATTAGGCATTTTTTGTCATTTTTTTACTGTAAAAGTACGTTTTAGAGGATCGTTTTATGATAATTTCCTTAAAAGTTGAGAATTTTAGGTCGATCAAAGAAGAGGTTAACTTTGATCTGCGTAGTTCAACAAGTAACCACTTAAGCGATAATTTGCTTGTTCTTCCCAAAAGCAATGAGCGGGTTGTACGTACCGTTGGAATTTATGGTCCTAATGCTTCAGGGAAGTCAAACCTTCTAAAGGTGTTTTCTGCATTAAATTATCTTGTTGAGGATAGCTTTTCGTTGAAAGATGGCGAGGATATCCCTTGTTATGAACCATATTCTCTTTGTCAAAAAACAATCTCAAAGCCAGTAAAGTTTGAAATTGACTTTGTGATCAATGATTTGAAATTTAAATATAAAATACATTATCTTCAAAAAGAAATTATATTGGAGAGTTTAGATTGTTATTACTCCAAGCAGCCATCGAATTTGTTCTATCGTGTGAATAATGGTTGGGAGAATATTAAATTTGGGGCGCAATTCAAAGGTGGAGTAAAGAAAATTCCATTTTCTAAAAATAACTCTTATCTATCAAAGATCGGCACTGTCGCTGAGGCTCCAGAGATTGCTAAGGAAGTATATGAGTACTTTTCGCAGTTAATTTGTCCTATTGGAATGGAATCAAGTTTTAATGCTCTTCATCTTGAGGATGAGAAATTTAGAGACATGCTTATTCGTTTTTCCGGTAACTTCTTATCATTGGTTGATACGGGTATAAACCAACTAAGGATTGTCGAAAATAAAGAACTAGATATTAAGCTACCTGATGAAATGCCGGAAGATATGAAACGAAGAATTTTGGCTGAAAATCGATTTAGCTTTAAATTTGAGCATGACATGGAGGGTGGAGAATGTGCTGATATAGATATTGAAAATGAGTCAGCAGGAACTCGTAGGTTATTTGAATTAACACCTGCCCTAATTTCTGGTCTTTTAATAAATCGAGTGTTAATTATCGATGAAATAGACCACAGCATGCATCCACATTTGGCTGCACTTTTAATCAGACTGTTTAACGATAGTGAGGTTAATAAAGTAGGCTCTCAGCTCATATTTACAACTCATAACATTGAGTTGATGAAATCAGAAAATATGAGAAGAGATCAGATTTGGTTTACTGAAAAGAAAAAAGGTGTAACCGAAGTTTATAGTTTAGATGAGTTTGATAAAGAAAAGGTTAAGGCTAACTCACCTTTTAACAAGTGGTATGATGAAGGGCGTTTTGGTGGCGTCCCATCAATTAACTATATGAAAATAAAGGATTTTATCATTGAGGTAACAGGTGGTGAACCTGAAGATACTGATTTAACAGTATTTGGTAACATCGATGATATTCCAGAAGATTTAAGGTGATAGATCATGGCAAAAAACGTGAGAAAATTAGAGAAACGAATGCATATTTTTTGCGAAGGGTCTAAAACAGAACCTATGTACTTGCAGGGTTATATCGATGAATTTGCTAGTGAGAAAGCAAAAGTTATACATATCCCTGATATAAAATATAACACACCAATAGCCTTAGTAAAGGCTGCAATTAAACACAAGGAAAGTGGTGATACATCGGATGATGATGAATTTTGGGTTGTATATGATAGAGAGGCTGTCACAAAATACCCACACACATTACACCATGAAGCATGGGATTTAGCCCATGCAAACAATATTAATATTGCGTTGTCAAATGTTTGTTTTGAATTGTGGATTTTACAACACTTTGCATTTAAGAATACACCTTACTCAAGTTTTGATGATCTAAAGAAAAACTCTACTTTGAAAAAAGATTTACTATCAGTGGGTATAAAGGATTATAATAAAGCCGATGCTACGTTGTATAAGAAAATTAGACTTGGTATTCCTAATGCCAGACAAAGAGCGAAGGCACTAAATAAACAAAGTTTAAATGCAGCTCCTCCTCATTCTAATAGACCATTTCTTCTTGGGTGTTATACGAATGTGAATGAGTTGCTTGATGCTATAGATTCATTTGTGCCGTAATTTTTTCATTATAATAAGCCTCAATGTTTGAATTGAGGCTTATTATAAATATAGTAATGTAACGTTGATCTCACCACCTCCGGTGACGCTTACAAAATGTTTGAACATGCCGATGATAGCGGAACGGGTCGCCAGAGAATAGCCAGCGCATCTGATCCGCGCTACATCGAAATGGCCGAACAGAACACCAAAAAGTAGTTTTGATTTTTCGTTATCAACCCGCCATAATCATGTCATCGGAGCCTGAACAACTCCGGTGACTTCTGCGCTAAACGGGGACGTTTATGCGCACATACAATCCAAACTCTCTTCTCCCTTCACAGATGCAGAAATGCACCTGCAATTCTTTGCATCTAGCGTTTGACCTCTGCGGAGGTGAAGCGTGAACCTCTCACAAGACGGCATCAAATTACATCGCGGCAACTTCACCGCTATCGGCCAGCAGATCCAGCCTTATCTGGAGGAAGGCAAATGCTTTCGCATGGTGCTTAAACCGTGGCGAGAGAGACGCAGTCTTTCCCAGAATGCACTCAGCCACATGTGGTACAGCGAAATCAGTGAATACCTCATCAGCAGGGGTAAAACGTTCGCCACTCCAGCTTGGGTAAAAGATGCTCTCAAACACACTTATCTCGGTTATGAAACCAAAGAACTGGTTGATGTCGTAACCGGTGAAATCACCACCATTCAGTCATTACGTCATACCTCCGATCTCGATACCGGAGAGATGTATGTCTTCCTGTGTAAGGTTGAAGCCTGGGCGATGAATATTGGCTGCCACCTGACTATTCCGCAGAGCTGCGAGTTCCAGCTGCTGCGCGACAAGCAGGAGGCGTAATGGCTACACCGCTTATTCGTGTCATGAACGGACACATCTACAGAGTACCAAATCGTCGTAAGCGTAAACCTGAGCTGAAGCCATCCGAAATACCAACACTGCTCGGGTATACCGCCAGCCTGGTTGATAAAAAATGGTTGCGACTGGCAGCAAGGAGGAGTCATGGCTGATTTGAGAAAAGCAGCGCGTGGTCGGGAATGCCAGGTAAGAATCCCTGGCGTATGTAATGGCAACCCTGAAACGTCTGTACTGGCACATATCCGGCTGACTGGATTGTGCGGCACCGGTACCAAACCGCCAGACCTGATTGCCACCATTGCATGTTCTGCCTGCCACGACGAAATCGACCGCCGCACACATTTTGTCGATGCTGCATATGCAAAAGAATGCGCGCTGGAAGGTATGGCGAGAACACAGGTTATCTGGCTGAAAGAGGGGGTTATTAAGGCGTGAATACCTACAGCATCACATTACCCTGGCCTCCGAGCAATAATCGCTATTACCGCCATAATCGCGGGCGCACGCACGTCAGCGCAGAGGTGCAGGCATACCGCGATAACGTCGCCCGAATCATTAAAAACGCAATGCTGGATATCGGCCTGGCTATGCCTGTGAAAATCCGCATTGAGTGCCACATGCCGGATCTCCGTCGCCGTGACCTGGATAATCTGCAAAAAGCCGCTTTTGACGCACTCACTAAAGCAGGTTTCTGGCTGGATGATGCTCAGGTCGTTGATTACCGCGTTGTGAAGATGCCTGTTACCAAAGGTGGGAGGCTGGAACTGACCATCACCGAAATGGGGAATGAATGATGTTTGAGTTTAATATGGCAGAACTTCTTCGCCACCGCTGGGGGCGTCTGCGCTTATATCGTTCCCCCGGTTCTGTTTTGACCGATTACCGAATACTGAAGAATTACGCCAAAACCCTGACAGGAGCAGGAGTATGAAGTCAGAGATAACAATCAACTAATACTGTTTTGTTGATTTTTGCTTGTAATTGGCGTTCTGGCCTGATTTTTGTGGAGTAAGTTGATGCGTGATATTCAGATGGTTCTTGAGCGTTGGGGAGCGTGGGCGGCTAATAATCATGAAGATGTGACCTGGTCGTCCATTGCCGCCGGTTTTAAGGGATTAATTACTTCAAAAGTAAAATCTCGCCCGCAATGTTGTGACGATGACGCGATGATTATTTGCGGGTGCATGGCCCGTCTGAAAAAGAACAACAGCGATTTGCACGATTTATTAGTAGATTATTATGTAGTCGGTATGACATTCATGTCACTGGCAGGTAAGCATTGCTGCTCTGATGGTTATATCGGGAAAAGGTTACAGAAGGCTGAGGGCATAATTGAAGGGATGTTAATGGCATTAGATATCCGGTTAGAGATGGATATCGTTGTTAATAACTCTAATTAATATGCCAGTTGTTTACTAAAAATTATTAAAAATGGGGCGTTGCAACGCCCCCAAAAATAAAGGGTAATATATAACAGAAGGTTTATATAGTTAGAAGCAAGGTTGTGCTCCTAAAGGAAGTGGCTTGAGGGAGCCACTTATATGTTGGGGAGGCAAAGCCTCCCGCAACATATCTTTTTCGTAATCAGATTAGAACTGGTAAACCAGACCTACAGCAACGATGTCATCAGTGCTTACACCGAGTGCTTTAGTGAAGTCATTTTTGTCAAGCAGGTTGATTTTGTAATCAACGAAAGTAGACATATTTTTGTTGAAGTAATAGGTTGCACCTACATCAACATATTTGACTAAGTCCTGATCGCCCCATACTCCAAGATCCTTACCTTTAGATTGCAGGTAAGCAACGGATGGACGCAGACCGAAATCGAACTGATATTGTGCAACAGCTTCGAAGTTTTGAGCTTTATTAGCAACGAAGTGATCAGCAAATACAGTCATATTCTGGGTTTCAGAATAGGTAGTGGCCAGGTAAATGTTGTTAGCGTCATATTTCAGACCTGCGGCCCAAACTTCTGCATTTTTACCGGAAGCAAATACTTCAGGAAGAACTTTCCCTGCATTAACTTGAGTGTCGGTACGATCAGATTTCGCATAAGTTGCACCGATACCGAATCCTTCGTATTCATAGGTAGCAGAGAAACCGAAGCCATCACCGTTACCTTCGGTGTAGTTATCGAAATCGCTACGATCGTTTTTGCCTTGGTACTGAGCAGCAAAGTTCAGACCATCAACCAGACCAAAGAAGTCGTTGTTACGATAGGTTGCTACACCAGTGGTGCGACCAGTCATGAACACATCTGTTTGGGTCCAGGTATCGCCACCGAATTCTGGCAGAACGTCAGTCCACGCACCGATGTCGTATGCTACACCGTAGTTACGGCCGTAATCGATGGAGCCGTAGTCACCGAATTTCAGGCCAGCGAAGGCAAGACGGGTTTTATCTTTGGAGGAACCTTGAGATTCAGCGCGGTTGCCTTTGAATTCATATTCCCACTGACCGAAACCAGTCAGTTGATCGTTGATTTGGGTTTCACCTTTGAAGCCAAGACGGGCATAAGTAGTATCACCATCATCTGCATCATTAGAGGAGAAGTAGTGCTTAGCATTAACTTTCCCGTACAGATCCAGCTTGTTACTGTCTTTATTATAAATTTCAGCTGCCTGAGCAGACATCGCCATCAGTACTGATGCAGCTACAGCAGAAATTGCCACTGTTAATTTTTTCATCGTGAGCCCTTTTTTTTGAACTATTATTAAAAAATGATGTCACTGCGCGATAAATATTCATCTAATCAATATGATTATTTCAAGATGTAAGTTTTGGTTTCTCGTTTGATTTGTGAAGTAGATCTCTATTTTTATCTGAACTTTTTTCTATCGAATCCTATTCATGGCTCTTGGCTGAATAAAAATAAATCTATTAGCCAATTTATATTAACGGTTGTTATTTATAAGTGCTCTATGATTTGAAGGTTCAATTTAAATCGGCTAAAAATAACACTGGGAATTATTTGTTGGTTATTTGTTGAGATTTGCTTATGTATTTGTGGTGGTGTTTTCAATACTCGGTAGCATTCTCGCAAATATCATTTAGTGGTTTACGTACGTAAAAAATTGGTTATGCTGTTAAGAGTGGTTACTTCGTCACATAGCTTAAACCCGCCGTCGAGTGGGTTTTTCCATTTTTTGAGTCTCGATATTAGCTGATAACCCAATACCTGAGTTATTCACTGACTCCGAGTCTGTTACGTTTCGTAGTATTCCCTCAATTTACACCCGCTTTGTCTGCGAGGTGGGGTTATGAAATCCATGGATAAGTTAACAACGGGTGTCGCCTATGGCACCTCAGCAGGTAGTGCCGGGTACTGGTTTTTACAGCTGCTAGATAAAGTCACGCCCTCACAGTGGGCGGCAATTGGAGTGCTGGGTAGCCTGGTATTTGGCCTGCTGACGTACCTGACAAACCTTTATTTCAAGATTAAAGAAGATAAGCGCAAGGCTGCGAGAGGTGAATAATGCCTCCATCATTACGAAAAGCCGTTGCTGCTGCTATTGGTGGCGGAGCAATTGCTATAGCATCAGTGTTAATTACTGGCCCAAGTGGTAACGATGGTCTGGAAGGTGTCAGCTACATACCATACAAAGATATTGTTGGTGTATGGACTGTATGTCACGGGCATACAGGAAAAGACATCATGCTCGGTAAAACGTATACCAAAGCAGAATGCAAAGCCCTCCTGAATAAAGACCTTGCCACGGTCGCCAGACAAATTAACCCGTACATCAAAGTCGATATACCGGAAACAACGCGCGGCGCTCTTTACTCGTTCGTCTACAACGTGGGTGCTGGCAATTTCAGAACATCGACGCTTCTTCGCAAAATAAACCAGGGTGATATCAAAGGCGCATGTGATCAGCTACGGCGCTGGACATACGCTGGCGGTAATCAATGGAAAGGACTGATGACTCGCCGTGAGATTGAGCGTGAAGTCTGTTTGTGGGGGAAACAATGAGCAGAGTAACCGCGATTATCTCCGCTCTGGTTATCTGCATCATCGTCTGCCTGTCATGGGCTGTTAATCATTACCGTGATAACGCCATTACCTATAAAGCCCAGCGCGACAAAAATGCCAAAGAACTGAAGCTGGCGAACGCGGCAATTACTGACATGCAGATGCGTCAGCGTGATGTTGCTGCGCTCGATGCAAAATACACGAAGGAGTTAGCTGATGCGAAAGCTGAAAATGATGCTCTGCGTGATGATGTTGCCGCTGGTCGTCGTCGGTTGCACATCAAAGCAGTCTGTCAGTCAGTGCGTGAAGCCACCACCGCCTCCGGCGTGGATAATGCAGCCTCCCCCCGACTGGCAGACACCGCTGAACAGGATTATTTCACCCTCAGAGAGAGGCTGATCACTATGCAAAAACAACTGGAAGGAACCCAGAAGTATATTAATGAGCAGTGCAGATAGAGCTGCCCATATCGATGGGCAACTCATGCAATTATTGTGAGCAATACACACGCGCTTCCAGCGGAGTATAAATGCCTAAAGTAATAAAACCGAGCAATCCATTTACGAATGTTTGCTGGGTTTCTGTTTTAACAACATTTTCTGCGCCGCCACAAATTTTGGCTGCATCAACAGTTTTCTCCTGTCCAATTCCCGAAACGAAGAAGTGATGGGTGATGGTTTCCTTTGGTGTTACTGCTGTCGGTTTGTTTCCAACAGTAAACGTCTGTTGAGCACATCCTGTAATAAGCATTGCCAGAGCGGCAGAAAACAACATTTTTTTCATCTTATTATCCTGCATTGTTAAAAACGGCAGAATCCTATGTGACAACAATTAAACGATAGTTAAATGGATTGATGAAAATTAAAACTATATAGGTGTACGCTCAGACTATTGGAGGAAGTTGGGGACACTCAGAATCCTGTGGAATGAAATAAACCGGTCTATCCGTCTATTACCCTTTTAGCTGCGCTGTATCGTCGCCGTATTCCCGCATTAACCATGACCGTAGCCCGACGGGGAATTCCTTCTGCGTGAGTGTGCGGGAATAATCAAAAACGATGCACACCGGGTTTTACTGTGCTGACAGACGCAGGGTTACCCTCATAGTCGCTTTTCCGGTGCGATGGTGGAAGAAACCGGGATGTTCATCCATCATCACTTTGGATTGATGTATATGCTCTCTTTTCTGACGTTAGTCTCCGACGGCAGGCTTCAATGACCCAGGCTGAGAAATTCCCGGACCCTTTTTGCTCAAGAGCGATGTTAATTTGTTCAATCATTTGGTTAGGAAAGCGGATGTTGCGGGTTGTTGTTCTGCGGGTTCTGTTCTTCGTTGACATGAGGTTGTCCCGTATTCAGTGTCGCTGATTTGTATTGTCTGAAGTTGTTTTTACGTTAAGTTGATGCAGATCAATTAATATGATACCTGCGTCATAATTGATTATTTGACGTGGTTTGATGGCGTAGATGCACGTTGTGACATGCAGATGATAATTATTATCATTTTGCGGGTCCTTTCCGGCGATCCGACAGGTTACGGGGCGGCGACCTCTCGGGTTTTCGCTATTTATGAAAATTTTCCGGTTTAAGGCGTTTCCGTTCTTCTTCGTCGTAACTTAATGTTTTTATTTAAAACACCCCCTGAAAAGAAAGGAAACGACAGGTGCTGAAAACGGGCTTTTTGGCCTCTGTCGTTTCCTTTCTCTGTTTTTGTCCGTGGAATGAACAATGGAAGTCAACAAAAAGCAGCTGGCTGACATTTTCGGCGCGAGTATCCGTACCATTCAGAACTGGCAGGAGCAGGGAATGCCCGTTCTGCGAGGCGGTGGGAAGGGTAATGAGGTGCTTTATGATTCTGCCGCCGTCATAAAATGGTATGCCGAAAGGGATGCTGAAATTGAGAACGAAAAGCTGCGCCGGGAAGTTGAAGAACTGCGGCAGGCCAGCGAGACAGATCTCCAGCCAGGGACTATTGAGTACGAACGCCATCGACTTACGCGTGCGCAGGCCGACGCACAGGAGCTGAAAAATGCCAGAGACTCCGCTGAAGTGGTGGAAACCGCATTCTGTACTTTCGTGCTGTCGCGGATCGCAGGTGAAATTGCCAGTATTCTCGACGGGATCCCCCTGTCGGTGCAGCGGCGTTTTCCGGAACTGGAAAACCGACATGTTGATTTCCTGAAACGGGATATCATCAAAGCCATGAACAAAGCAGCCGCGCTGGATGAACTGATACCGGGGTTGCTGAGTGAATATATCGAACAGTCAGGTTAACAGGCTGCGGCATTTTGTCCGCGCCGGGCTTCGCTCACTGTTCAGGCCGGAGCCACAGACCGCCGTTGAATGGGCGGATGCCAATTACTATCTCCCGAAAGAATCCGCATACCAGGAAGGGCGCTGGGAAACACTGCCCTTTCAGCGGGCCATCATGAATGCGATGGGCAGCGACTACATCCGCGAGGTGAATGTGGTGAAGTCTGCCCGTGTTGGTTATTCCAAAATGCTGCTGGGTGTTTATGCCTACTTTATAGAGCATAAGCAGCGCAACACCCTTATCTGGTTGCCGACGGATGGTGATGCCGAGAACTTTATGAAAACCCACGTTGAGCCGACTATTCGTGATATTCCGTCGCTGCTGGCGCTGGCCCCGTGGTATGGCAAAAAGCACCGGGATAACACGCTCACCATGAAGCGTTTCACTAATGGGCGTGGCTTCTGGTGCCTGGGCGGTAAAGCGGCAAAAAACTACCGTGAAAAGTCGGTGGATGTGGCGGGTTATGATGAACTTGCTG